GGGCCATGAATGATCGCGGTGTGTTTGTTTCGAACGATCAGCGTCTTGCCCATGGCTTACACGTACAACGCCATGACCGCGACGGCATTCGCAGGCGCAGTGCTGCCGCCCGCCGTCGTGGTCCAAGCGACGGTGAGGCCCGTGCCGCCGAGATCGAGCACCCCAAACTGGGCGTAGTCCAGCATGCCGTTGACAATGGTGAGATCTTGGTTCGCCGACAACTGCACCACCCACGTCGCGGCAGTGGTGCCGACGGTGACGGAGGCCGATGGCAGGTTCCAAAATTGCAAGAACGCGCCGGTTGCGCCCGCGAGCAATCGCAGATAGGGGACAAGCGCCGCGGAGGCTTTGATCTGCACAGCCGTATTCGACACGGCGCCGTTGAAAAACGGAGTCCATGCGGAGCTGCGCACCTTGGGCATACTTTGATTAAGGGCCATGGTTCACGCTCCTCCTTACGAAGTCCCGTCCATGTAGACAGCCGACAGCGGGTAATAGAACACCACGCCACCGATGCGCGCATGGCAGGGGATTTCGTATTGCATGCCTTCGAGCTGCGGCGCGAATTGCTCAAACTCCTGGGGGATCTCCAGGGTGAGCGCGTTCTCGTCGCGGCGGTAGATGACGTTTCGCCCGCCGGTACCACCCGCATTCTGATTGGTCAGCTTCGACCACTGATCGATATTCTTGCAGTACGGGTTGTTTTTGAGAAAGAGGTACATCGCCATGTCGGGGACAAGGGCGCTGTACGGAGTCTGCGAAAAGATCGCAAACTCACTGAGCGGGAGGATCGCCGTGTCCGCGACTTCCACGCCATTGCTCTGCGTAATGACCTTGCTGAACGCGGCGTTCAGATCGCCGATCATGTCGGCGGCAGTGGCCGTCGCCCAGTTGCCGACGGGAGCGGACATAACCGGAACACTGGCGTTGTTAATCAAGCCAGTGAAGCCAGCCTCCGTGAGGCCTACCGCGGCGATGTCATCGATACGCGCCTCGATCACGCGGCGAGCCGCAGCGGCGCGCTTGTAATCGAGTTGTCCGCCGCCCTGCGGACCGGTCAACGCGACCTTGCGCATATCCTGAATCGTGTATGCGTACTTCGCGCCGATCGATTTGATGTTCGTGATCACTTCGGTCTTGAACACGTCCACCGATTCAAAGTCGGTGGCGTAGTTGGCAATGACCTTCGCCATACCAACCAAGTCCCACGACCAGAAAGACCACTGCTCAGCGCCGGGGGGCACTTCATGCGAGACCGGCAGGAAGTCACGCGCGCGGAACATGGTGTACTTGACGTCGAAAGTACGCGCCTTGATATAAAGCAACTGGCGCGTGATAAATGCCGTCTCGCCAGCGTCGAAGCGTCGCCCGTCGGCGCGACGTCCGATCTTGCCGCGCTTCATTTCATCGGCGACGAATTCGTACGTTTCCTGGTAGTCGGGATCCTGCGCGTCGATTCGAAAATTCTTGAACGATGGGAAGCGCCCCGACTGCCGCGCATCGTCCGCGCGATAGCCATCACGATTGAACGTGCCAAGATTCTCTTCATTACCTGCACGCATGCGCATGTTACCAAACCTCCATGAGGCAAAGGCCGGGGCCACTGGCCAGCGTCATCAACCAACGCCCGCGAGTAAACTTGACGCAGTTGGCGGCGGTGCCGTCGCGGAACATACCGGCGGGGAAGTTGCCGGACGCGGTGACGCGAACGTAAACGTCATCAAATTGCGTGACGGCGTTTTCGCTCCAGCACCAAATCTCGCCCTTGCGCAGCACGCTCACGGGCATCTTCGCGGCGATACCCGAATACGTCGCCGTGCCGACGGTGACGGTGGTGATCTGATCGGCGCCCTGCGCGGTATCCCACGCGGCGACGCCGACGGTTTCGGAGTCAAGCAAGGGGTTGTCACTGATAGTGCCCGACGGGAAAGGCACGATGGTGCCCGCGCTGCCGCTCGCTGCGGTCGAAACGCTGAGACCCGGAACGCTCATGCTTGCCGAGAAATAGCAGAGCATGCCGAGGGGAACGGGGCCGCTTGCCGACGGATCGACGATCTTCGACCACACCCGCGTGCCTTCGGTTCGCCGGATCAAACCGGCGAGTGCGGCAGGCGGATTGTTATTGTATGACGTTTGCTGAGCCATGTTCGGTTACCTCCGCTTACCGCATGTTTTCGAGCATCGAGCCCTGAACGGCGGGGTAGCCGTCCGTCTCCCGATGCGGGTTGCTCTTGGAGACTGCCAACGGGCGACGGTGGCGATCTTCTTCCGCGTCGTTACGACGCTGGCGGTAATCGTCCATCGTCGGGCCGTTCGCCTGATCCTGCCGCTGGAAACCACGCGGCGCCTCGCGCAGCTCCGGCGGAATGCGCCCGCCCGCGACGCGGTTGTTGTCGTCGAGGCGCATTGGCGCCACGCCATCGTTGCGGCGCCCACCACCCGCGGCCGGGATCGCGCGGAACATGCCGTTGACGTAGTTGGTATCCTTGCGCGCAAGCTTGACGTCGGGGAAGTACGCCTTGACGGCGGCAACCTTGATCGCGGGGATGCTGAGGCCATCCATCTTGTAATCCGTTCCAAGCGCAACCTGCGCGCGACGAATGACAGCGGCGCGGACCTTGACCGCATGATCAAGACGCTGCGGCGACGACGCTTGCGCGAGCGCCGCTTCCAGCTTCTTGATCTTCGCCTCGGCAGCGTCAAGGCGCCCTTGAAGGTTGCTCACCTTCGCCTTGGCATCGGCGCGCAGCTTTGCGCGCTGTGCGCGCGCGGCGTCGCGACGCTTGCACGCGTCGCGGTGCGCGTCCGTGCCCACTTCGTGGCGCACGCCTCCGATGATTTCGTACTCTTTGTCCATTCGTTTTTGCTCCATCTTGTTTTGATTACCCGCTGAATCCAATCGGAGGCGCACTGCGGACCCCGCGCGCCCGTCGGGGACAAGCGCGACGTGGTTATACCGAATGTTGCGTTGAATGCGATCGTATCGCCCCTCTTCCGCGATGCCGGGCGTTTCATCAATATCGCAGTTGTAGCCGCACGAAAGCTCGCGCTTACGTGCCTCGCGAATATCGTCGAGCGTCTTAGCTTCCTGAAAGATTAGCCGCGCCGAAACTTTGTCTCCGTCTTGCTTGACGCTGCCGCTTTCGACGTGTCCGACAGCATACCGTCGGAAATTGTCGGGGCCGACAGGGACGGGGGGATGTTCATTGCATAGTGGGGCATTCGGCAGTGTCGCCAATGAGTCGGCTTTAAAGACTTCTTCCGGGGGGCGGTACTCTCGGATAACGCGTCCGTCTTCCTGCTCATAGTCGAAAATCCCCGCGCGCGTGAGGAAAGCAGGGATAGCCAATCCCCCTTGCGGCGTCACTTCGTATGTGTCGAATGACGCGGTGTCGTACCGCAACCGGTCTTTCAGGCCCATTGATCTACTATGGAACCAATAAAGGCTTGAAAAGTCAACGCGTTAGGGGATATACCGAAATCACTTGAGGCTGCGATCGGTTAACTGTTAATCTACACGTTAGGAGGTAATTCTATGAGAATCCTGCTTTTCCTCGCGTGGCTCCCCGGCATTATCCACCAAAGCGCAACGCTGTCGTGTCCGTCCACGAACATCATTTGCGATCCCGGCGAAATCTGTACGGTGAGTAGTGATTGCGTGCCTCCGTGCAGCGATGAAGCGCTGAACGCAATCCAATCGTGTGAGGTTCACGAGGATTGCCCCGGCGAGCAAGTGTGCTCGGCGGCGCACTTCTGTTTCTTGCCGTGCGGCGCGGAAGGCTGCGCGGCGGGCTGTACCCCTCGCTAGTCGCTGGCGTCGTCTTCTGCGGGCGAAGCCTCGGCAGGAATTGCTACGCATCGGCAGTTGTAATCGTCGCCCGGGTGGCACGCTTCCCCGTTCGATGATTCTTCAGGGCCCAACGGTGGATCGTCCCACGAATATGGCTTGTCTCCGTCGGTGTTATCCATCGCTTCATGCTCGGGCCGCACGCGGTTGTCGTGGTGCGCCTTCCAGTAGTATCCACTGACGCCGCTCTGCACCTGCACGGCTTTGTTCATTTGTGCGAACGTGTCGCCAAACAACATCCGTAGCGAGTTTTGCAGCGATCCCAATTCCCCGTCGAGCGCATCGTCAAGCAAGGTGCTAAGTGCGTCCGCGGTGCGATCCTCTTCCGCAACGCTTTCCCACTCCGTGAACGCCTGCGCAACGCGCTTCGTGGCCTCGATCGGGTAGTCTTCAAGGATCGATACAACTCCGTCGACGAAGCCGTATGTTTGCTCGCTCAAGTCGACGGGGAGATCGGCGACGCTTGCGCCTAAGCTCTGCGCAACTTGCGCGTGCGTGTTCTTTGCCAAGTCTTGCGCGAGCGGCGTGATCGTCTTGCGCAGCTCACGGCGTGCAATCGTACGCGGCCGAGGCGCATCCTCGCGCCTGCCCTTGTGCATGTAGTGGGCGCGCAGTCGGTCATTGATGGGGCCGACCAATTGCGCCGCGAGCAAGATCAACCGTTGCTCAATGCCAGGGGGATGCCGGGGCGCGCGTGCAATGCGCTGTGCGGCGCGCTGCCGCGCCTGCGCACGCCGCTCTAGGATGTTGGGTTTACGACGCTGAAACGGCGACGGTGCGGGGTTTGCCATTGCGATCCCTTCGCCAACTGACGCAGTGATCGCAAGGGCAAGTCCGCCGGATGAATTCAATCACTGCATTGGAGGTAGTTAGCCCGCGATGCCGGTCGTTTTGCAACCGGCTGCGGACATTCTTGCAGGGGTCCTTATCAGCCATTACTGAAGGTCAAGGACAATTTCATGCCACGTCACGCCGATAATCGCGGTACCAGCCGCAGTGCCAGCGACGCCAGCGAGCGCGAAGCCGCCGCCCGGCGGAACGATGAAACCACCGTACAGATCTTGGTAAACGGCAGCGCCAAGGTTCGTGGTCATGTTGGGCTGCGCCGAGGCGAGGACTTCCCACTTATTGGCAAGCTGCCCCATCGTAGTGTTTGCGACGGCTTTCTTCACCTTGCCGCCGTAATTAGGCTTGCCCGCGCGCGACGTGATCAGTTGGTTCGTATCGTCGGTGGGCGCCGTCGCAGCGGCAACCAACTGCCCAAGCAGCGTCATCGGCTGCGCAGCGGCCATGGACGAAATGTTAACCATCCAAGCCGAGTCGATAACATAACTCGCTGCCGTTGGTCCACTCTCACCGTTGTAGATGACAAGCTCTGCGCGCGTCGTCGGCCAAGCCGCAACGTACGTAAACGCGCTTGCCGTCGCGATTGCACACGTCCAAGTGTTACCCATACGGACAGCGTCGGTTTTGATGGGCAAAGCTTCGGCGATGCACAAATCCCCACGCCCGTTCTGATTGAGCGGGAGTGCAACGCCCGACGCGGCCATGGACTTTGGGACCGCGCGCACCCTACCTTGATCTGTCGTGTCAGCCATGTTTGGTTACTCCTCTATTTGAAATTTGACCAGTTACCTATTGACTTTGTCAATCGGTTTTATGTCTCCGTCACCCGCGGGGGCACAGGCTCAGTGGTGGCGTTCGCCGATTGCTCTTGGGCGTTGATCACGCCCGGCGTGGGCTCGGGATCCTCCGCAGCGGCGAGCTGATTCTGTGCCTCTTGCTCCATGGTCTGTAGCGTCGCGGACATCGTTCGCTTGCGCGTCATCACGTCGATCTTGGTATCGAGGCTGTATTTCCCTTGGCCATGGCGCGAAAGCGCAATTTCCTCCGGCGTGGAAATGCCGTTGGCAACTTCGATTTGATCGGCTTGCGCCTGCGCCAAATGCATTTGCGCCTCTTCCATCGCCGTGAGTTGCCACAGCGGCGGAAACACGATGCTCCAATCATCGGGCTTATCGAAGCCCGCGGCGATGGCTTCCAAGTACAGGTAGTATTCCACCTGTGGCTTGACGCCTTGCTCTTGCGTCGCACGCACGGTGTCGTACCACCAACGCACGTTTGCGTCTGCTGTACCGCCCGCGTTCAAGCCTCCGGGGGGCTCGCCGAGTAGGATCTGTTTCGGCATGCGCGCGGCGGCAGAGGCGCGCGTCCAGCTACGATCCAACATTTCCGGGACGCCTTCAAAGGGTGTAGCGACGCGTTGGAATTCCTCGCTGTCGCCGCTTTGGTCGCCCGCGTCGAGCAAGATCGCGCGGAACGTAGAGCGGACCATATCGAGGAACTGAAACCGATCCATCACGGTCTGTGGATCCGCCGCAATCATATTGATTAGGCCGCGGATCTTGAATACCGCTTGCGATGCGTCGGCGAGCAATGCCGCTGCGCTCTGCCAGTTGTCGTTGACAAGCTGCAACGCGCGATAGCACTTCTGTAGCACGCTGAAATCGCTACCCTGATTCGATAGCCGCAGCCGCTTGGACGTCAACTCGCCACCGAAACGAATCATGCGCGACTCATGCACGAGTAGCACTTGACTCGTATTGAAAATGTCATACGGTGCTCCGACGTACACGCCAACGGGCTGCATGAGATAGATCGCCACGTCGGAAAACTTCGGCGCTTGCGGATCGGCGTACCATCGCCACGGTGTCAGATCGCGCTTATCCAACACAGTGGTGTAGTTAATGGAGTTGACTCGCTCGCGGTCAAGCGGCTCCCACATTTCTTGCCCGTCGTCGGCGCCGATGAGAATCGCCCCGAGTCCGTACAAGCGCCCCCACGTCATGGCCTCGCGGAATTTCTGCACGATGCCCTGGGAGTCGCAGCGCTTCTGTAGGTAATTAGCTTGCTGTTGCACCGTCGATGATTGTTTCTTCATCGTCGCCCGCGCGACGGTGCGCATATCGTCAAGCTTCGCCGACGGATTGCGATCAAGAAATTCATTGATCTCTTGCTGCGCAGCCTTGCTAATGACCATGAAACCCTCGCGGAAGGCTTCATCAGGCACGGCGCTCACGATGCGCGCTGCAATGTCATCGCTGTGATACATGCCCTCCAATTCGAGGGGCGACAACACAGGATCCATGCACGGGCGCGTATAGGTGGTTTTGTCACGGGTACTATTCAGCCCCGTCATGAAGTTTACCCACCCATCCATACGCGTTCTAAACTGCGCTTTGGCGTCGTTTGTGAGGCCCTTGAATTTCGTCATCCACGACATTTTTTGTCTCCGGCGAAAAGCGCAATCAACGCGGGCGCAGGCTTAGGCGGACGCCGTAAAGCCGCTTCGATTTTCTTGAATGATTTCTCATCCAATACAATCGTAGTGGAAAGCGGATGTT